CCCACCCCCCTTCGTTTAATAAAAATACTTCGTATTTTTATTGCGCTTTGCGCATTTTGTTGAAAACGGATTGACAAGTTTTAAGATCTGTGCGAAATTCAACTTATGGATCAAACATCATTCAAAGTTTTAAAAAATGGATTTGAGAACAACTTGATCGCTCCAGCCAAGGGCGATGCTGGTTGGGACTTGATCGCTTCATCTGATCCGCAAATTATATTTTCAGACGAGAAGAAAAAGAATATTTTATATATCGAATATGATACTGGAGTTGTAATCCAGCCAACAAATGGATTTTACACACTTCTGTTTCCTCGTTCCAGCATTAGCAAATACGAATTAGCTTTAGCAAATTCTGTTGGAGTTATCGATGCTGGTTACAGAAATACTATAAAGCTCAGATTTAGATTTTTGGGAAAAAAGTTTTCAAAGAATTCTTTAATTTATCAAAAGGGAGATAAGATTGGTCAATTAATATTTATGCCAATGTTTACATTCTCTGCTCACCAAACAGAATCGCTTGAGGAATCGGATAGAGGATTGGCTGGCTTTGGCGAAAGGACCGGATCATGAGATTAATGCCAGAGCAAATGGACGATATTGAGCTTATCGAAGAGGTAAGGTCAAATGGCGACAGTTTCTGCTTCAAGGAAATCGTTAACCGTCACTCTGGCATTTATCTTCAAATGATTCATAGCTATGCGCCAAGAGAAACAACAGTTGATAACTTCCATGATTTGCTAAATAGCAAAGAGTCCCATATATACGATGCGATTCAATCTTACGATGAAAAACGCAATATAAAGTTTTCAACATATCTTGGTAATTGCACACGATGGCTTTGTCTTAATTCGTCAAACAAAAGACGCCATCAACAAATGGATGAGAATTTTGATTGCGTATTCGAAAGCAATGAAGTTGAAGAAGAGGGCGAAAATAAAATTTTAAATGAAATATTTTCTTACATCGAATCTTTTGACGATAAACGTGTCGCAAAGATTTTTAGAATGAGATATTTGAACGGAAAGAAAAAGCTCACGCCTTGGAGAAAAATCGCAAAAGAACTTGACTTATCCATTCAAGGATGTATTAATATCCACAATTCAGCTTTCAAAAAGTTGAAGAAAACCTATCAAAAAAAATATGATTAACTCAGTAGTTCTAGCAGGAAATGTAGTTGCCGATCCAGAGTCGCGCAACACAAACAGCGGTAAGGCAGTAGCAACCTTTCGCTTGGCAGTCAATAACCCAATTAACGATAAGGATGTTGTTTACATCGATGTCGATACTTGGGAAAAGCAAGCCGAGTTCGTCGGCAATTATGTTAAGAAGGGCAGTTCAGTTTCTGTTGTTGGACGCCTCAAGCAAGACTCTTGGGAGAAGGATGGCAAGAAGATGACAAAGACTCTTGTTGTCGCTGAACGTGTAGGCTTTCTTGGTGGCAAGAAAAAGGATGGGGCAACTTCTGACGAACCTGAAAATCCAGCGCCTCGCGCAGCAAAGCCAGCAGCCAAAACTTACGCTAAGGCCGCGCCAAAGCAAGCCGCGCAACAGGAAGACGACGAGATTCCAATCTAATGAAGATTATCTTTGAGGCTCCATTAAATCAAGTTTCCTTTGGAAACGTTTCTTATAATATTCTTCGCGAATTTTATAAGCTTTCCCAAGAAAATAGCAGCTTTAAAATTACTTACTTTCCTGTAAGTAATCCAGATTTGAGCGCCTTTAATAAAGGCGACACTGATTTCCATAAGTGGATCAAATCACTTATTGACAACAGATATTCTAATCTGACTAAAGATGCTATTAATTTGAAGCTTTGGCATATTAATGGAGCCGAGAAGAGGCTCACTAGAAATCAAGTTCTGTTTAGTTTTTATGAACTTGATGAACCAACGGCTATTGAGAAATCAATAGTTAAACTTCAGGATGCAACAATCTTTTCCAGCCAATATGCCAAAAGAAGTTTTGAGTTTAATGGCTGCGAAAATGTTTTTAATGTCCCGCTTGGATTTGATCAAGACTTTGTGAAGACAAATAAAAAATATTTGGAAGGAAAAATTCATTTCCTTTTAATGGGTAAATTTGAAAAGCGCAAGCATACGGACAAGATTATTAAACTGTGGGCAAAGAAATTTGGAAACAATCCAAAGTATCAATTGTCCTGCTGCATCCTGAATCCGTTTTTGGACAAAGATTTGATGAAGAAGCTTTTGATTGGCTATAAGTCATTAGCTGCTAATATCAATATTCTTCCTTATGTCGCGACTAATTCTGAAGTCAACGATATCTTAAATTCAGTCGATGTTGATTTGAGCGGTCTTTCTGGTGCGGAAGGTTGGGGCTTGCCAGCTTTTAATGCTACATGCCTTGGCAAATGGAGTGTCGTCTTAAATGCTACAAGCCATCTTGATTGGGCTACTCAAGATAACTCTATTTTGGTAAACCCATCTGGAAAGACTGAAGCTTATGATGGCATCTTTTTCAAGAGAGGATCTGATTTTAATCAGGGTAGTATTTATGATTTCAATGAAGACGAGGCTATTCAAGCAATCGAAAAAGCCGCAAATCTTGCGGAGAATAATATCGTAAACACCGCAGGTATTGAACTGGGACAAAAGTTCACATATAAAAATACAGTTGATAACATTTGTCGCGTATTATCAACGGTTTATGAAGGTTCTCCCTCGTAAGAGGGTTGGCATATCAGTTGCTATTTAATAAGCCTAATCCATTAACCTATGTATACAACATTAACTTATACAACTAATTCTTCTCGAAACTTCCGTCTCAGGAACTATTCTTCTCCCGCCATTACAGACGAGGGCGCAGAGGTAGTAGTAGCTCTTGCTGGCTTTTCTAAAAATAATGTTAATATAACTTATACCGAATCGAACTCTTCATTTAAAATTGAAGCTAAAAAGGGCAATGATAAATATGAAGAAACCTATGACGTTTGCGATTCGTTTGATTTGACAAAAGCCACTGCTGCTATGCAGGACGGCGAACTCAAGGTTAAAATTCCGTACAAGCAATCAACTAAACCAAGGTCAATAAAAATTGAATAACACTAAAGCCGCTTGAAAAAGCGGCTTTTTTGTTAATATAAAATATGCCACTTTATACCTACGAGAACCCAGAGACCGGAGAATTAATCGATGTGCTTCAAGGAATGAACGAGAAGCATTCATATATCGACGAAAATGGGCTTGAATGGAAAAGGGTATTCCAAGTACCTAATGCTGCCGTAGACTCACAAATAGACGCTAATAACCCAGTAGCATTCATCGACGCCACAAAGAATAAGAAAGGTACATATGGCGACCTATTAGACAAGAGCAACGAATTGAGCGAAAGACGCGCAAAAGAACATGGTGGCCAAGACCCTGTAAAAGAAAAGTTTTTAAGCGACTATTCTAAAAAGACAAAAGGTAAAAAGCATCCGTCTTTGACAATGAAGAAAAGTTACGAATCAAGCAGAGTTAAAGTAGAATATTAACTCGTAATAACTCTTATTTCAAGAGAGTAAGCAGTTCCAACGCTATTTGTTAATTCGTATCTATAATAATCGTCGCTATTATTATTTTGAGTTAATGTATATGAATAAGCGCCCTCACTAAGAGAATCATAAGTTGATCCATTCCATTTATACCAGCTTCCACTTCCATCTGGATTCCCATTATCAACATTTTCTATTGCTAATGTAAACGATGAACCATTATTTATATTAAATAATTGCTCATTAACTGTTAGCGTTGTTGAATCAAATTTTGTAGTTCCTATTGTCGGTGCATAATTAACTGTTAACGTTGCGCTATTAGAAGTATCAGATGTTGTTCCCGAAACACTGCTTGAAACAACACAATAATATGTGTTGCCATTATCGCTGGAAGTTAATGTAGGAGTTGTGTAAGAACTACTTGTAGCTCCGCTTATTAAACCGCTATTCTTATACCATTGATAAGAAAGCGTTGGAGATCCAACCGCTGTTACGCTAAATGTAGTAGTTAAACCAGAATTTTGAGTTTGATTGCTTGGGTTACTTGTAATCAATGGATTCATGTAAACAGTAACAGTATTTGAATCGTCAAACCCACCAGCATTAGTTGCTCTTACATAATAGTTTCCATATGTAGAAGCGCTCATCGTAAATACATAATCAGGACTTGTAGCTCCATTAATTAAGCCCGCTGGTCCGTACCATTGATAACTTACATTAGTTCCTTGCGATAATGATGAAGTTAACGATACAGAATTTCCATTGTTGTATATAAATTGACTACTTGTTACAGTTACAACTGGAGCAATAATAGAAATTGCAATTTCGTTTGAATCATCAAAACCGCCACCGTTAGTCGCTCTAACTTTATAAGTGCCAACATTAGATGCAGAAATTGCAAAATTGTAAGTTGAAGATGTGGCTCCAGAAATAATATTGTTATTTTTATACCATTGATAAGTTATATTGGTTCCTTGACTAATAGAACTAGAAAACTGCACGGTATTTCCTTCGTTAAATTGAGTTTGATTTCCAAAAGAAGATATTGTAACAATCGGAGGAATAATTGAAACAGAAACTGTGTTTGTGTTAACTCCAACTGCATCGTAATCGCTTGTCACTTTACAATAATAATTTCCAGTATTTGTGGAGTTAACTGGATTTAAAACATCTTGATCTTGCGTCGTAAGCAAATTTCCGGGTCTTGGTGCATTTCTTTGTACTCCATTTCTATACCAACTAAAATATAAAACTTGACTACCACCAGCTGTTGTTTGCAGAGCGTATGGCCCAACTCCATCATTAACATATAGAGCAGATGGATGAGATACTATGTAAGGCTTTATTCTTGTATTTACAGAATTACTATCAACAGAAGAGCCGCTATAACTTACCCTGCAAAAATAGGCATCTGTATCATTCGCTGTAGTTAAAGCCGCAGTTGTATAAGTTGTTGATGTTGCCCCAGATATCAATATAGTATTTTTGTACCATTGATAAGTTGGAGTTCCAGCAGCCGTAGCGGCGATAGAAAATGTTGCCGTGGAATTATTAACTACAACTTGATTTGTCGGCTGCGTCGTTATATTTATGCCAACAAAGCCTCTTCTTCTAAAAATAGTAGAAAGATCATTTGCGCCAATTTTATATCCAGTATTAAAACTTGGCCTATCATCAACACTTGTTGAAGCATGAAAATATCCAGTTAAATCAACAGATCCAACTTTGAATTTAGTTGCTGTGCCGTATGAAGTTCCTCCGTCAAGATCCGCGAATATTCCACTTAGATCTACATTTACTCCCCCGCTTGGACAAATAAATTTAGTTTGTGTTGGCATCTTTCAGCTTCTTTTTAAGTTCTTTGACTTCAGCGGAAAGCTCTTTGACAGCGTTTATAAGAACAACGGTAAGTTTAGAATAATCCAAGCCTTCGGCTTCGTTTTTATTATTGTGTTTTACAATAACCGGAATAATTTCATCAACCTCTTCGGCAATAAGACCAATATCATTCTTACCATTCTTGCCTTTTCTTTTGAATGAAACAGGTTTTAATTTTTCAATCATTTCCATGCCAGTATTCAAAGGTTTTATTTTTGTTTTAAATTTTCTAGAAGAAGATGTTGTAAATGAATCGGCGGCAACATCTCCACTTGCAGCACTTAATGTTACTTTTGTTGTTCCTGCGTTATTTTTAATATAAATGATACCCTCGTTTGAATCAGTGCCATTTTTTGACAAAATTACTTTTTGAGCATTGCCGCTGCCATACAAAGCTATTTCTGTTTGAACGTGCAGTTTACCAGAAGTATTTCCAGAGCCATCAATTGTCTCAAAACTTCTTCCTACTCCTACGTTGGCTTGAAATTCAGCGCATCCAGCACCAGTTGTATAGACATTTACTGATCCGTTCCAAACAGTATTTTTATAAACAATAAATTGACCATCAGTTCTGATAGCTGCTCTTATAGACCCTATAATACCATTACTATCTCCGACATTCGTTCTAAATTCTATTCTACCATTACTTAAAGAACCTCCAACAGATCCACCTTGCAATATTAAAGTGCCTTTGCTACCATCAGCTAATTCATTTCCTCCAAAATCAATTTGCGCTCCAGCGGAAATTCCATTACCATCTCCTCCAGTTATTGTTAATGTACCAGTTTTGTTTCCTTTTCTTATTCCCAGCGTAGAATTTATAATTAAGCCACTGCTTGATGAATCTGTTCCAACCGTAGTTCCTCCAACAATATTGCCTCCAATTTTTAAAACTGTTCCATCCCAGTATAAATAGTTTGTTCCGCCTGTACCAGTAGTTCCAGTTGAACCTATAAAAAATCTATATGCACTAGCTGTTGGAGCAGTAGCAGTAGTATAACCCAAGAAAAATCCACTCGAACTCGCGGTAAAATTGTTACTAGCGGTGATCCAATCTATTCCGCCCCTGACAAAACCACCACTACCCATCGATATACCGCCACTATTAATTGATATTGTAGACTGTAATCCAGTTGTTGTTTGAGCGGCAGCATTAAGATTTTGTACGTTACCAAGTCCAACATCATTTGCAGAACCAGAGGTAGCGACAGCAGCTAAACCAGTTACGCTTGCTGCTGGAACCGTTGCTCCTGTTAATGTAAGAGATGTCGCATTTATTGCGCCTTTAATTGTTAACGCCGATCCATCCCAAGTTAAATATGAACCGCTTGGGTTTCCTAGTGAAAATTTTGTTGTTCCAGATCCAACATCTCCGAGCCAAAATCCCGTCCCAGTATTATATGCCGTTTGTCCTCCACGAATAGAAGCTCCTCCGCTAGATAAAACCAGACCCCCTCCAGTTAAAGTTAAACTTCCTTGTATTGCTGTTAATGTTACATCTGCATTTTCTGGCGGTTTTGTGCCAGTTATATTTCCATATGAAACGGAGCTTTGTGTCGCCAAAGCACCGAGTCCAGAAACACTTGTTGATGGAATTGAATTAACTAAAGTAATTGATCCTTTAATTGTCAGCGCTGACCCATCCCAAGTTAAGTAATTCCCAGCTGGATTTCCTAATGAAAATTTTGGAGTTCCAGAGTCGTTTCCTATCCAAAATCCAGAACTTGTATTGTATGCCGTTTGGCCAGATCTAATATTACCTGCGGAATCTATTGTTACGTTATTTTTTGAAAGTGTTGCCGACGCTATTGTCCAACCTGCAATTTCGCCTCCTTTAGCCGTTATATCTCCATTTGTTGCATCTAGGAAAAATACTGGATTAGCGTCACCAGATTTAAATCCTTTTATACCTGCACTGTTTATTCTAACTCCACCAGCTAAAGTTGGCGCAATACCTGCCGTGCTTGAAGTTTCAATTACAGCAGATTCTTGTATTGTAAATCTAGTTTTTGTTATTTCTCCACTTGAGAAGGTTGGGGCGGAACCATTTGTTGGCAAATTAAATACCGTGCCCAAAACTGAATCAACCCCAATTATTCCTTCGCTAGAAATTCTAACATAATTCGCCGCGCTTGGGCCAGCTTGAATTTTTTGCGCACCTGCTGTTGCGTCTATTTCAATATTTCCTGCACTTAATTTTGATGCAGCTAGTGTCCAGCCACCAATAGTTCCAGAAGTTGCCGTTAATGCCCCTGCACTTGTAACTTTAAACAAAGAATTTGCACCTAACGCAATTCCGTCTGTTCCTACATAAACTCCAGCATTTGCATCGCTAAGAGTAGCTTTTCCATTTCCAATATAAGTATTATTTATTGCAAATCCATTAGCACCATTACCTATAAATCCAGATGTTGCAGTAATTGCGCCAGTAATAGTTGCACTTGTAGCTGTTAAAGCTCCAGCACTTGTAACTTTAAATGTAGTAGCCAATCCCAATGAAATACCATCTGTACCAATATATACTCCAGCTTCAGCAGCATTTAAACTGGCCTTGCCTCTGTAAAAATAATTTGATTCCAAAACAAATCCGTTAGCAGCTGTTCCTATAAATCCAGATGTTGCAATTATATATCCAGTTAACGTAACATTTGTGCAGGTTAATGCTCCTGTATTTGACACTCTAAATGGAGCAGTAGCCTTTGTAGCACCTCCAGCATAAATTGCAATATTGCCAGAAGTTGAATCGACTTCTAGCCCTACTGTTGTTGACGTAGATCCACCATTTAAAGCGTTTGATGATAATGTCCAACCACCAACTGTTCCAGATGTTGCAGTAACATTTCCTGTATTTGTGACTCTAAACGGCGCCGTTGCCTTTGTTTCACTTCCTGCATAAATTGCTACATTTCCAGATACCGCATCTACTTCAAGGCCAACTCTAGAAGTAGAACTTCCTCCATACAATGAGCTAGCTCCGATTGTCCAGCCACCAATATTTCCAGTTGGAGCAGAAAGTTGTCCTGCAAATGTCGCATTTCCAGATGCGTCTATACTAAATTTAACCGCACCATTTGTAGCCCCAACTATACCTCCACGATAAATTACTACTCCGCTTCCAGAAGAAATCGCTCCACTTCCGCTGTTCCAAACAATATTGCCAGCTTTTAGCGCTCCATCGTAATCATCCGTTGGGAATTGAAAAGTTTCAAGTATTTGTCTTGTAGAAGTGTTAAAACTAGTTGTAGTAATATCTCCACTACTATTGATAGTTCCAGATATTGTTGTGCCAGTTCTTCCTCCGATAGAAGAGCTTGAATCTAAAACTGCGCCATTTGCAGTGACAACTCCAGTTTTACTTACTCTGAAAGGAGCGCTTGCAGCAGTCGCATCTCCAACCCAAATTCTATAAGTAGTATCAACTGAACTTAATTTTACAATGTCGTTACCAGTTCCTAAATTTATAAACCCAGTACTAGATATTGTAACATTATTTTTAGACAAATTGTCCGCTCCAATAATCCAGCCAGCGATATCTCCACCATTAGCGCTAATAGAACCAGTAATTGAAAGATCAGTGCCATCCCATTTTAAATTTTCTGTAGACGAACCTATAAAGAATTTTATTTTATTAGCGTCTGCTGTATCTTTGCCTAGCCAAAATCCAGAATTAGCATCTGCATAAGTTACCTTACCGGCTCTTATATTTCCAACAGAGTCTATAGTTACTGACCCTCCGCTAATTGAACTTGCATTTATTGTCCAACCACCAATGTTTCCAGTTGGAGCCGACAACTCTCCTCCAAAAGTTGCTGCACCAGTTGTTCCATTTAAAGTAAATGTTGTGGCTCCAGAAGAATTTCTAGCAGTTATACCATTTGGAGAAATTCTAATATCTCCAGAAACACCATTTACATAAGATCCAATTTGTAATGCCCCAGAAGCTCCAAAAGAAAATTCAGCTAAAATATCTGCATTTTCAGTATCGAATCTTGCGTTAATTATATCGTTTACAAAATCGCCGCTAGCATTTATCGCTCCAGCAATTGTGGAAGCTGTTCTGCCTCCTATGGTAGAAGCTCCATTAATCACCGCTCCATTTATGTTAGCCCCAGTTGCGGTAATAACCCCACTTACTACTTTAAACGGAGCTTGTGCTGGATCTGCGTTTCCAACATAAAGATTAGTTTGAATTGAAACGTCACTATATATTTCAAATGTTTTATTTGAACGCCAAAGTCCAACTAATTCATTTTTTGTTCTGAAATGAATCGCGCCACTATTTATGTCCGAAGGACTGTTTGGCCAAGGATCTACATATCCAGCTGATAGAACTAAAGCTCCTCTGTTAACATTAGCGTAAGAATTTCCAGCAAGATCTATTTGCGCTGCATTTACGGCACCATTAGCGGTGCCTCCTGTTATTGTTAAAACTCCAGCATTTGTATGATATCTCAATCCAAATCCCGATTGGATTGTTAATCCATATGTATTATCTCCAGCGGTTCCAACCGTTGTTCCAGATCTTATATTTCCACCAAGGCTTCCATTAATAATTAATGAAGTACCGTTCCAATATAGATTATTTGCCCCAGCGCCTAATCCGTCGCTTCCTGTATCTCCAATAAAAAATCGATAAACTGGAGATCCACCAGAAGTACCAGCCTTACCTAAATAAAACCCACTTACGCCAGTATTAAATACTGAATTGGTGTTATTCCACTCTAAATTTGCTCTTAATCTGGCGTTGTTACCAGCATTAGTTGAATCTCCAACTATCGACAATCCACTGCTGTCTATTACAACTCCATTGGTAGCAACAGTACCAAAAAATCCGTCATTTGCTTGTATTGTGCCTTTTACAGTCAATGCTCCTGAAGCAAATCTCATTGATGGTGCGCCAGCTAGATTTCCAATTGCAAATACTGGAGACGCTCCACCTTGAATCCAAAATCCAGTTCCAACAGTGGCCGAAGTTGCCCCACTGCTTTTGATTATTCCTTGAGACGCTCCCGATTCTCCTAAAGTAATTATATCAGAATCTATTATCCCAGCTGTAATTTTATCTGCGCTTAATTCTTTTATTTGAGCGGTTGTTATTGATGCCGCCTGAATCCATGCGCTGCCAATAATAGCATTAGCCATTGCGTTCCAAGCAAGATCATGAATGCCATTTACATTTGTGGCTATCATGAATTTTCTATTATTATCGTTTAAAGTTGGATATCCACCTGCCGTAGTAACATTATAAACTTGATAATTTATTGCTGATCCTGACAATGGTATCTCTACATATACATAAGATGTTTTTTGGCCTTCTATTGATACTGTAGCTGTAGCACTGCCCGACGACACTGTATATTTTGTTCCCTGATAGTATAAATCGTGTTGATTCCAACTTATTGTTCCAGTTGACGTATCTGTATTTGTCCATACATCGTTTTCTAATACGATTGTATTATTCCATCTTTTTGTTGCGGTGATTGCAAAATCCTTTACGTCGGTAGCGTCAATCTGACCAGGAGTTATTTGAACATAATCAATTCCACCGCCGGGATCTGGAGAAACAGTTGAAAATGCACTTTCGTTGCCTGAGTAATCTACCGCTTTTAATTTATAACGATATGCAGTTCCTTGAACTGAAGATGAATCTGTCCAAGCTGTTCCGTATGCGCCCCCAATCTTATTATAAGTTGTAAAACTTGGACCGTCTGCTCTATATATATCAATTCTAGCTAAATCAGAATCTGTTGGATTTGTCCATCTTAAAAATACAGACTTAATAGCGGCAGTGGATGGATTTGTCGCATGATTCGTACCATGCAAAATAGGAGGACTAGGAGGTACTGAATCTTTTGTAGTTAAAACGTATGCGTTTTGAGTATTAGTGGCTGTATACGACGAATAATTTCCAGACTTATCTACAGCAGCTACTTTAACTAAATACCATTTATTAGCCTTGACTGCGCGAAAAACTTTTACCGCATAGCCACCTTCATTATTTTTTGCTGATTTTTCATATGTTGGAGTTTGTGCGGATGTACCACCACTTACTAAAACACCACCAGAAAAAACAGGAGCGACATCTATTTCTAATATATACCAGCTATAACCTTCTAAATCAGCGTCTGCATTTGGGGTTATTTTGGCAGTTATAATAATATCTTCCGTGCCATCATTGCGAATTGACGAAGAAGATGTAAGAACTAAATTTTGCGGCAGACCTGGAGCAGTTGAATCAACTGTGCTAACTCCAGGTATAGAAGCTGCGACACCAGGACTTCCAAGCATGTTATCTCTAGAAACACGCATGGTCTTTTTCTTCGTGTTGCTATAGAATAAAAATTGGTCTTTCGCACTTAATGCTGATGCCTCTTCTAATTGTGGAATTGTCTTGGCCATACCTATTTAATTTACATTAAGGGTTGATAGATTCGTTGATATAAATCGCACTTTGTGTTGGCTCGCCATAAGCTCCGGAAAATAAAATGCCAGTAGTTTCAGTAATTTCAAAAGACCAGTTAGTAGAAATAACTGACTTGTCCCCTATTTGGGAACCGATATTGTAGCTATCTAATCTGGCATTTTGAATTTTAATTCCAAACTTCTTTTTATTATTATTTTTTTGGAATAAAATATCAAAGTTGTAACCGCTAATTGTGACATCTTCTGCCGCAAATGTCGTTGCTAAGTTTTCAGCGGAAAAGGAATCGACGATTGAACTGACACTCAAAGTTCCAACAACTGGCTTTTGGACTTTTCTAGTCTTAGGATGATTGCTGCCAAAGCCATATAATGGTTTTCTTTCTATCGGAATAGAGAGCGCCATTGACTGAAAGTTCTCCAAGTCAAATCCGAATCTCAATGCACTGGCTGCATAAGTTGGGGTTGCCGATATTTGGCAATCTTGATACGAGCATCCACTATCAAATACTTTAGCAAATCCAGTTAAATTTCTTGATGATCTTGAGTTATCTAAAAATACCAAGCCAAATCGTTTGTTTGTTTGAGCAATCTGGCCCTTGTCAAATGTATTAACGGCTGGCAAAAATGTACTTGTTGAATAATTTTGAACGCTAGCATTTGCAGCTTGAAAAGAGCATGATACGGTGGCTAGCTGATTAACGGCCACGCTAATTTCATAATTGACCATGTATGCATTACCTATGCCTAGAACATTATAATTACTCGCTGTTGTTGATGCGTTAGCATCTCTTGTTTCATCCTGAGCGATTAAAACATAAAAGTTTCTATCCCCAGTTGAGGAAAAAATAGCTTGCATTGGATTTGCGGCTTGATTCTGCACAAAATCAAATCCAAGATATTTTTCATTCCACCCATCATTCAAAAGATAAGAAACATTAAAATCAACATCTGGGGCTAACTGACTTTGCCTTGAAGCGAAACTGCCACTACCAATTTGCTTTAATGCTTGGCGCTCTACATTAAATGAAAAATCATAACCTTGAACGAAGTCGATACGAGAAATATATTGGCCCGTATTCTTTGTTTGATCGAAGGCTCCCTCTGAGCCTACGAACATCATTTCCATTTCATACGAGATTGCTCTAGGCATTAGTAAACCCTCCTTATTCCGATTGGATCTTCCACTAAAGTCACTGACACATCATTTACATTTTTATAAACAAAAGTATGCTGCCATTCTGGGGCAAAAAAGTACTTAAATTGATTATATATTTTTGGCAATTTATATTGAAACTTTCTATATCCTTGCCTACCTATTAAGAAATGTAGCAAGCATCTTGTCTCTGCATCTGATATTCCTTTAAAGTCTAATTTAAAATTCTTTAAGACATTTGCATGAGATCCGAAATTTGTTCGCTTTGCAAAAGAATACGGGAATTCAGTTTTTAAAACTGATGTTTCTTTAGTGAGTTGCGTTGTATATGTAGGCTGAAAATCCAACTCTCTTGTCCATTTGCCATTTGTTATTGGTGACGCGCTAGTATGATCTCCTGTGCAATAATAAAAAGAATCATATAAATTTGCGGTGTTACCAACAGTATATTTAACTACGTCGTACTTTTTGTAAGCAACGGCAGCAGAAGACCAGTCTCCTTTTAAATTAGAGCCAGTAAGAAATGGATTATCCCAAGCTAAAATTGGAGAAGCTTGATCGCTATGTAATCTTACTGATAGTGAAAATATATCATTTTCAACAAACTGATTGTCAATTGATGAAACAAATAAGTTTATTGGTTTGTAAATTTGTGCTGGATCAGTATACTGGAAAAAACCTGTACCTTGTAAGTTTTCAAAAAACCCAGCAATTTGCCGCGCCTCTTCTTGCTTTCTATTTTCAAATGGCATTGTGATCTCCATTTGCAAATGATTAAGACCTTTTGGCATACTATAAATATAATTATCAACGGTATTGTACAACGCTAGTTCAGAAGAAAATGAAACTGTGGCTCCATACGACGGATTGTAAACCAAAGTCGCTGGGATATTGGTGCCAGTTACATTTTGATCTCTGTCGTAAAAAAATGACATTATAAAAATCCTTGATAATTAAGAGTCATCGTCAAATCATCTGTGGCTGAACTATTAATAGATTCGCTTATTAATTCCATGTTTGCCATAGTGAAAGTTGCTAATGTGCCTACAGTTATAGTAATATTTTTTTTATTCGAATCAATAATATAATCAAATAATTTTTTAGATTGATAATCGTCAACTCCAACCGTAAATTGGGCGTTTACTTTAAATGGCCTAATTGTCACAACATCCACCGCACCACTGCCAGTAACATGATAAAAAGCTTGTCTGGCACATTCTAGGTTATATGTAAAAGATTCTATTCTATTTGTGATTGCGCCATCGCAATCCACTGAAATGTCAGCTGGA